CGGCTCCAGCAGTACGTATATACCCGATAATCAGTATTCACACGATGCCGGCGAGACGAACATCCTGCTGGTGGGTGCCGATTGGGCTGATGGCGCGCTGGCGGGGCTCGGGGCGCTGCATGCGATGGATGTCGCGTCGAGTTCCGNTCGCNNTNTCGGCNCGCGGGCGGAGTTCATCGGCCGCGCTAAGTAAGATAGATCACGAAGGTCTCATAAGTATTTCTGAGACGGGTCGGGCCTGCGATATCCTGCTGGTGGGTGCCAATTGGAATAATGGCACGCTAGCGGGACTCGGGACGCTGAATGCGAATAATGTCACGTCGAATTCCAATCGCAATATCGGCACACGGGCAGAGCTCAGGCCGTATACCGGGGTACGGCCTGAACAGCGGGTTCGACCTCACCGAAGGGCTTTGCCCGCAGGTGAAACACAGTACAAAAGAACGGCGGGGTTGGTAGCTTCGGCGAAAGCTCTGCCCGATTATCCCGGCTGAGGCAACATGAAGCGATACGGCGATCTCTACAAGTGGATAACACATCCGGTGAATCTGTTCATCGCTCATACCAGGGCGCGGCGTGGCAAGGCGCACTACGCTGAAGTGCAGGCGGTGGATGAGGGTCTCTGCTTACACCTGGCGCAGCTACAACGGATGCTCATCGACCGGACGTTCACAACGTCGAGATACAAAATCAAACAAGTCCACGAGCCCAAGGAGCGCACGATCTACGTGCTACCCTACTACCCGGATCGAATCGTGCATCACGCGGTGATGCAGATCACACAACCCATCTGGGATCGGGTCTTCATCTACGACGTATATTCCGCGATTCCGGGGCGCGGTATTCACAGGGCGATCCGAAGGTTAGATCAATTCCTGGAAGACGAACGCAATACGAGATATTGCCTGCAATTCGACATCCGGAAATTCTACCCATCGGTCCGACACGACACCTTGCTGGACCTGATCCGGCGCAAGATCAAGTGCGAGGACACGTTATGGCTACTGGAGAATATCGTGCACAGCCCGGGCGGCGACAGGAACATTCCTATCGGCAACTACCTATCGCAGTACTTCGCCAACATCTACCTGAATTGGTTCGATCACTGGCTCAAGGAAGACAAGCATGTGATGTACTACATCCGCTACGGCGACGATGGCGTGATCCTGGATTATAACAAGCAATTCCTTCACGAGTTACTGGAGGAGATACGCGAATATCTGTGGGACAAGCTCGGACTGGCACTGAATCCGAAGACGCAGATTTATCCGGTGGATGCGCGAGGGATCGACTTTCTGGGCTATCGCACCTATCGTGACTTTCGGCTACTGAGGACGCGCTCCGCCAGGCGTTTCAAGGCCAAGATGCGGGCCATTCGCGAGGGGCACGACCGGATGGGGGCGCATCACGTCGTGAGCGCGGTCATGAGCTATGTGGGCTGGCTGCAGCACGGTGATTGCTACAATCTGCTGCGCGAGCACGTGCTGGGCGATGCCGAGATGATGGCGGTTCTGGATGAGGCATGTGGTCAGCTGGAGATCGCCAATCCGCTACTGAAGAAATACACAGGAGTGATATGATGCCCGAATCGACTGTATTGCCGAAGAGAATCGAGGTGCGGCGCGCGAAGTGGGCCGGCCAGGCCCTCTACCTCGACATCTACGTGCGCGAAAACGCCGGCACGAAGACGATCACGGTGCCCGATGGGAGCCAGCAAAATCTATACACCTACGACGAGGTGCAGGTGCGCGTTCCGGTGCCGGCGCGCCTGCGGGCCGCCGGCAACTTCAACATCGCGGCGCGCAGGCATGGAGTTCAGCGCGCGCTAAAGCGTGCCATCCACAACACGATGAAGGCGCAATCGACGGCCGGCGACGAAGTGCGCCAGGCGCTGGCGGATGCCCTGACGCCGGAAACCCTGCACCAGGTGGACTGGCGGGATCATACGCGATCCCTGCCGGCCGGCGTCCGCACCAAGATCAAAACCGCGCTGGGGTCCCGGGCTGAGTGGGCCAAGGGGCCATTGGTGGTGCCGTGACTAATTGGCAATTGTGAATTGGCAATTGTGAATTGGTAATCAGAAGGGATGGAAGATGCCAGAGAAAAAGACTGTGGCGCGACGCACGACGCCAGCACCGAAACATCCATATCGGGAGACGACCTGGCACGGGATCGCGCTGTATCAATGCGGACAGGCGGGCTGCTTCTTCGATTCGTTCGACGAGCAGGAGATGCAGGCGCACATTGCGAGCCGGCATGTGCCGCCCGAGCCGCGTGAGCTGGTGGTGGTGAAAATCAAAGATCGCTACGGTAACGTGGTACGCGAGGAGGCGGTCTGATGGCGAGAACGACGCTGACCAAGACGACGGCGCCCGGGCTGTATGCGACGACGGGCGTGGCCGTGACTATGGCGGCCGGCGATGCGGCGAACGGCAATCAGNTCGTGAGCACGGGCAAGGAGCTGATCGTCGCGCACAACACGGATGGCGCNGCGGCGCACACGGTGACGGTGCANNNNANNGANGATCCGAAGTACGCGCGCCAGGGNGATGCGGCGCTGAGNGTCGCGGCCAGCGAATACGCGATACTGGGTCCATTCCCGCCGGCGGGCTGGGCGCGCGCGGATGGGTACGTGCAGATCGATGTGAGCGACGCGCAGATCTACCTGGGTATCATCGAGCTGCCGTGAGTGGCGAACAGTGAACAGTGAATAGTGATCAGTGATCAGTAAGGAGTGAATGATGGCTACTAGTGCTGTTGCAGCGTTTGGGACGCTGCTGAAGATCGGTGATGGTGGCGGGCCGGAGAGTTTCACGACGATCGCCGAGGTGCGGACGCTCGGCGGGCCGGAGCTGTCGCGGGACACAGTGGATGTTACCTCGCACGATTCCACCGCCAACTGGGAGGAGGTCATTGTGACCATCCTCCGCAGCGGCTCGGTCTCGTTCGGGATCAACTACCTGCCGGCCAACTCAACCCCACGATGCCGGCACCGGCCTGATCAAGGATATGAAGGATGGCACGCTGCGTAACTTCCAGCTGGTGATGAGTGACGCGGCCTCCACCACGTGGGCCTTTGCGGCCTACATTGTGAACTTTAACCCCAACTTCGACTTCGACGCCGAGATCTCGGCCGAAGTGTCGCTGAAGTTGTCGGGTGAGCCGACGCTGGTATAGGTGGTGCGATGACAGCCAAGAAGACGCTGGGCCGGCAAGACATCCTGAAGGCCGACGACCTGGGCATCGAGATAGTCGAGGTGCCCGAATGGGGGGGCGTCGTGCGCGTGCGCGGCCTCACCGGCGAGGAGCGTGACCTGTGGGAATCGGAGGTGGCTGACGCGCGCTACGGCGAAAATCGCCAGGGCCAGCCGGTCATCCTGCGCAATGCGCGAGCGCGCCTGGTCGCACGCTGCGTCGTGGACGAAGACGGCAAACGCGTCTTCAGAGATGCCGACATAAAGGCCCTCGGCCAAAAGAGCGGCCGGGCGCTGGATCGGGTGTTCGACGTCGCAGCCGCGCTGAGTGGTATCAGCGAGGCCGAAGTCGAGGACATCCGAAAAAACTTAAGGGCAGCGAGTTCCGGCAATTCACCTTCCGACTAGCCCTGGCGCTCGGCTGGACCAGGGATCAGGTACTCGCTGCTCATTCGTCGCGCGAACTCACGGAATGGCAGATCTTCGAGGGACTGTACGGGCCGATCGACGCCGGCCAGCGCATCGACGTGGCGGCGGCGCTGGTGGCCAGTACGCTGGCCAACATACACCGCGATAGCCGCCGGCGGCCGTACACCGTGCAGGATTTCATGCCGGGCTGGGGCCGCGAGCCGCCGCGCCGGCAGACGCCGGAGGAAACAGTGCGGATGATCGAGATGCTCAACGCCGCCTTCGGCGGTCGGGACCTGCGGCATGGCCACGATTAACGAGATGTTTCCAGGCCGATTCCTGCGCGGCGCAGACCTGAAGGGGCCGGCCACGGTGACGATCCGGCGAGTGGCACAGGAAGAGATGTACAGCCCCTCAGCGCGGAAACAGGTGTATAAGTGGGTGGTCTACTTCGAGAAAGCGAGCAAGGGACTGGTGCTCAACATCACCAACGCCGAGAAGATCGCCGAGATCACAGGGTCAAAGGATAGCGACGATTGGGCAGGGTGCCGGCTGGTGCTATATCCGGCCCAGATTCAGGTGGGCGGCGAGAGCAGGCCGGCAGTGCGCGTGCGCGGAATCGATCAGATAGAATGACATGGCAACTCTCACGAGCTTAGTCATAAAACTGGGCATCGACTCACAGGACCT